AGCTTCCCCAGCATCTATTAAATTACCCATTTTCACACGTAATTTTTCAAAATGAGGGTGTTTTAAGTTTCCATCAACATCTTTTTCTGTAGAAAATACATTTATTTGATTTTCTGTTTCACTTCTCGCTGCTTGAATATTATGTTGTTTAAATTGATTGAGTTCACCTTGTACTGCTTGTAGTTGTTTCTGCATTTGGGCGTATTGTGGGTCTGGATCATTCCAAGACTCACTCTCTGTATTGTCAGACGGGAGATTAATTCCATATCCTTGTGCAAGTTGTCGAAGTGCCATTTGTGGGTTTTGTCTAAGCGCTGCATCTGCATTTAACAAGCGAGAGATATATTCAGCTTCTCCTATTCCTGTTGCTGCAATAGTATGTCGAGCTGGTTCTAAAACCTTATTTAATGCTTCTAATTCTTTGCGTTGATTGGCTAAATCTTGTGTCTTTCTTGTGTAATCTGCTGTCATCTCTTTTTCTCTTTTAAGCAATCTTTCTTTTGCTTCATTAGGAAGAGAATCAAACATTTTACTATCTTCAGAATTCCAATTTTCTGGAGCAGACAAAGATGTATCTTGCGATTCCTCTGTTTCTTCTACTTCTTCTGTTGTTTCTTCTGAAGCTGAAACTTCTTCATTAGGTGTTTCTTCTTCCTCGTCAGTAGCTTTCTGATCAAGTTCTTCCGAGCCTTCTGCTTCTGTTTCTATTTCTTCTTTAGGTATATCTGGTAAAGATGATGTTTGCGTTTCTTCTTTTGAAGGAACTGGATCACCTTCACCTTTATCTAAAATTTCTCCAATACTACCCTCTAATATTGCGTCAAGAGTAGTTGCTTCCGTAGCTGATTCCTGTATTTCGGGAGTGCTTTCTTCTGCCATTTTAGTTCCTTTCATGAACTGATTGGTTATTCCAATTAGAAGGTCTAGCACTACTTGTTTCTGCTTTGCCTGTCCAATCGTTTCCTATTTGTTTTACACCATGTCTACTTTCATGTGCCCTTAACTGAGAACGGCTACCTATAACCGTTCTGTCAATAGGCGAAACAAATTCCTTTATATCTGACATAACTTGATGTGATTTTCCACTATATTTTTTATTTTTTTTAGGAATTTCCGTATTTCCCCATTCTATGTCATCATAATTTTCTCTATAACTCATTGCAATTTCTCTGCTACTTTTAAATCAGCTTCCATTAAGGCTAATCTTTCTTTTGCTTCTGTACGTTCTCTTGATTGTTGCTCTTCACTTGCTATTTTTGTTAATGTAGCTCTTTCTTTAGATTGTATATCTGCCATTTTGCCTTGTTGTTTCATTTGCTCTTTCATTAATTCTGCTTCTATCTTTTCTTTTGTCATCACTTCTTCTGGTGAAGGTTGTGGCGGAGTTTGCATTTGTTGTTGTGCTTGTTGCATAATTTGCTGTTCTGTTTGGTCTATAATATCTTCAAAATCACGACCAACTTTCCATGCTCCTACTAAAAATCGTAGTGATTGAAAAGCAATAGGTGTTAATAATGGATTAGCTGTAGCAATCTGTATTGCTTTTTCTAAATAGCTTCCCATAGTATTTAAAAATTCTATACGAGTACGTTTTTCTTCTTCTTCGTCCATAAAAACAGTAGAATCTGTTTCTACATCTATAGAATAACTACGCAATTTATCATCTCGCATAATTTGTATCATTTCAGGCATTATCTGTAATCCTGTAATACTTTG